TAAGGGCGGCTACTGGGAATGGACTCCTGTATTTGATACTGTTGGCCGAAAAATGAACGAAGTTAAAACATGGCGTGGTGCAGGTACATTCAGATTTGGCAAAATGAATACATACCATCGAATCGAATTAGATCCTGATGTTACTCCATGGACATTGTTCTTTGTAGGACCACGCAAACGCGAATGGGGATTCCTTGTTAATAACAAATGGATTCATTATGAATCATACCTAGCAGAAAGGAAAGATAATGCCGGCTAAACAAATTATTGATGCACCTAGTATTTGGGTTTCAGGTAATTCAACAGAATTTAATGTTACCAGTGTAGTTGACAAAGAAGATGGAACATGGGTATACTATACTAACCCCGCAACAGGACAAGAATATAGTTGTCTAATTGATGCGTTTTTATCTAGATTTCATCAAGGAACTAACTGATGGCAAAAATTAAAGTATCGGAATTGTTTTATTCCGTTCAAGGTGAAGGACGCTTCATGGGCGTCCCGTCTGTTTTCTTACGTACATTTGGTTGTAACTTTACCTGCCAAGGTTTTGGTATGCCCAGAGGCGAATTAAGCAAAGAAGCAGACAAGGTAGCAGAACGTGCTATCGAATTTACAGAGTATAAGGGATTGCCGCTAGTGTCAACTGGTTGTGATAGTTACGCTAGTTGGCATCCCGCTTTTAAAGATCTTAGTCCGATGATTGAAGTAGACGGGTTAGTTAATTCAATTGTTGATTTGTTACCAAATAAAGAATGGCAAGATGAGCATCTTGTTATTACAGGTGGCGAGCCGTTGTTAGGTTGGCAAAAGGCTTATCCGGATTTATTATCGCATCCTAAAATGAGCAAGTTAAAAGAAATTACATTTGAAACAAATGGAACAATGCGTTTAACAGGTGCATTTAAAGATTTCTTAACTGAATGGCAACGTCCTGCACTAGGTGAAAACAAATGGCGTGAGATTACATTTAGTGTAAGTGCTAAACTGCCAGCAAGTGGCGAGCCTTGGAAAGATGCCATCAAACCTAAGGTAGTTGTAGACTATGAAAACTATGGTTATGCGTATTTGAAGTTTGTTGTAGCAACAGAACAAGATATTGAAGATGCACTAAAGGCTACACAAGAATACAGAGCCGCAGGATTCCAAGGTCCTGTCTATTTGATGCCCGTTGGCGGAGTAGAGAGTGTTTACTCATTAAATAATAAAGCAGTGGCACTAGCGGCCATGAAACATGGTCTTCGCTATAGCGACAGATTGCAGGTGCCCTTGTTTAAAAATGAGTGGGGTACATAATGAACAGTTTTATTAAACGCCTTTTTGGTATCAACAAATTAGAAGAAGAAAAAGCCAAAGCAGAAGAAGCGGTTAAAGTTGCCGAAGAAATTAGGCAAAAAGCAATTGCTAATGCCGCCGAAGCCCAATTGGCCGCTGAAAAAGCATTGTTAAGTCCAAAAGAACGTGCTACTGCCGACAAAGAACCTTGGGTTGCTGTCTTAAGCACTCACGTTAATAAAGACAACATTAAGAACGGTTTCTTTGAACTTGACTGGAATGAGTATTTTGTGTTACAATTAAAGAACGCAGGCTACAAAGGCAAGACGGATGAAGAAGTTGTGGATCAATGGTTCAGCGAACTTTGCCGTAATGTTGGAGCAGACGAGGGTGTTAGTATGGACAGACGAGGTTCTGGCTATATTGATGTAACAAGTTTAGGTAACGGAAAAGCCGAGGTCAGTTAATGACGTACATTTTAGTAGACACAGCAAACACATTTTTTAGAGCACGACACGTTATTAGAGGTTCAACCGAAGACAAGGTTGGTATGAGTATTCATACTGTGCTCAGTAGCGTCCGAAAAGCATGGAAAGACTTTGATGGTAGTCACGTAGTATTCTGTTTAGAAGGTCGCTCGTGGCGCAAGGACTATTATGCTCCTTATAAACGGCAACGTAGTGATGCTCGTGCGGCACAGAGTCCACGTGAACAAGAAGAAGATAAGATCTTTTGGGAAACGTTTGATCAGTTCAAAGACTTTATTACTAACAAGACTAACTGTACTGTTTTACAACACCCACAATTAGAAGCAGACGATCTCATTGCTGGCTTTATTCAGAGTCATCCAAATGATAATCACGTGATCATTTCAACAGATGGCGACTTTGCACAATTAATTGCTCCAAACGTAAAACAATATAATGGTGTAATGCAGATTACAACTACACATGAGGGATACTTTGATGAAAAGGGTAAGCCTGTTAAAGATAAGAAAACTGGCGAAGCAAAAGGCGCACCGGACCCTGCATGGTTACTCTTTGAGAAGTGTATGCGTGGCGACACCTCCGACAACATCTTCTCTGCGTATCCGGGAGTACGCGAGAAAGGGACAAAGAATAAGGTTGGTCTCCGTGACGCCTTTGCCGACAGAGAATCCAAAGGCTATAATTGGAACAACATGATGCTCCAAAAGTGGGTCGATCACGAAGGTGTCGAACATCGTGTGTTAGACGATTATAATCGTAATGTACAGTTGTGTGATTTAACAGCACAACCAGACGATATTAAAAAACTTATTGCTGAAACAATTCAAGCATCTAAAGATGCAGAAAAGAATCTAAGCCAAGTTGGAATTCGACTACTAAAATACTGCGGCGAATACGACTTACAAAAAATCAGCGAACAAGTGCAAAGTTACGCAGAACCATTAAGTGCGAGGTATGTAAATGAAACTAATTAATGCTAAACCTATCATTGACGGAAAATGCTGGATCTTAGAACAAGACGGGCAGAAAATTGGCACCCTGCGCAAAGAGAAAAAAATCTATAGTGTAGATAAGCAAGGTGTCAAAATGGAAGTAGGAACACTTGACGAAGTTGTTGCCAAGTTAGGTGTACATTTTGAGCCATTTACAAAAACAAAGGTGGCGCCTACCGGTAATCAATTTTCAGTGTATGATTACCCATGTAGTTCAAAGCCCTATGGCCCATTGTATAATGTAGTTAAGAAACTGCCCATCTACGCAAAGAGTACAAAAAGCAAGAGCCAATATTGCGCAGGATATTACGTTATTCAATTCCGTAAAGGGTGGGTTAAATCCTTCTGTCCTAAACTAATTACACTAGAGCGTTATCCATTTAAGGGTCCGTTTAAAACTGAACTCGAAATGCGTACTATTTTGAATAATGTGGGAAAATTAGATGCGTCCTCTTAATACAATACCTATTGAAAACTTTCTGAGTAAAGTAAAGATAGCATCTAAATCAAATCAAAAAAATCTAACACTAACAACAGACGAAGCCGTACAACTAGCAGACAGTATTACCATAGTAATGACTAGATTGTTGGGCAAGTTAGATGAAGAAGCCCAAAAAACCCCTGCTGAAGAGGTTATAACAGTTAATATGGACGGAGGCGGTTTACGGTAATTTGCGATAAATAAGTACGCACTTTTGGAGCATACTTATTATGAGCAGGCCTAAGCCAAACGTTTTATTAGAAATTACAAACAAAACCACTTATAAAACAGAACAAGTTTTAGAGGCTGATGCCATCTGGGCTGTCTTTTATCAAGACAAACCCGTTAATTTAAAAACCAGTAGCATACTAGCCGCCGAAGTTGGCCCAAAATATAAAAAGGTAAGTTTTTCAAACAGCGGTCATGCGTTTAATTTGGCCGAGAAACTTAATAAATCCTTTAATTGCCAGGACTTTTCTGTATATAAACTAACTACAGGTGAGAAAGTCCAAGATGAATCAGAAGACTGAGCTAACCAAATACGTCATTAAATGTCTAGGTTATCCCGACGACTCCAAAACTTATAAAAGACTCTACGCTACATTTTGGGTAAATCAGCGAAACAAGGCTGTCGGTGGACTGCGGCTAACAGACACCGGGTTTGAAGCATTTGAAAAGCATATCAAATCTTACAAAATAGATATGGAAGATAAGAATCCAAAGTTTGATAATAATCAAATACTTTGGTTAGACAAGTACATTGACTGCCCATTCTATGTTAACCGAAAGTCCGTATATGTGTTCAGCGAGCGTATGGCTGTACAATTGGTCCTTTTTTCAGGGAATTTGGCTATATTCGGCCATGCAAAGTTTAAAAGTAGCAAAAAAGCCACAGACAAAGTCGCTGTTTGACAGTATACTAGTAATACTGTGAAAGACACAGTAACACACTACTTTTTAAGGATTCAAAATGGCAGAAAAAATCAGTACAAATCGCACAGTTTCTCCCAACGAAGCAAAAGCCGCGGTTCGTAAAGCAATCAAAATTCAGCGTCCAATCTTCTTGTGGGGTGCCCCAGGTATTGGTAAGTCTGACATTGTTAAGCAGATCGGTGACGAGCAAGACCGTGAGGTTATTGACGTTCGTTTGTCGTTGTGGGAACCTACAGACATTAAAGGTATCCCATATTACAATAGTGTAGAAAACACTATGACTTGGGCTCCTCCCGCAGAGTTGCCTACAGATCCAGAGTCTACTGCTATCCTGTTCTTGGATGAGTTGAACTCTGCGGCTCCTGCTACACAGGCGGCGGCATTCCAGTTGGTGCTTAACCGTCGTGTTGGCACATACAAATTGCCAAAAGGTGTTTCAATTGTTGCCGCCGGTAACCGTGAAACAGATAAAGGCGTTACATACCGTATGCCTAGCCCATTGGCTAACCGTTTTGTCCACTTGGAGTTGCGTACAGACTTTGAAGACTGGCACCAATGGGCTGTTAACAACCGAATTCATGAGCAGGTTGTAGGTTACATTGGTTTTGCTAAAGGCGACCTGTACGACTTTGATCCAAAGAGCGCCAGCAAGTCTTTTGCTACTCCCAGTTCTTGGTCGTTTGTTAGCGACTTGTTGGGCGATGACGACTTGCCAGAGAACACACTGACCGATTTGGTGTCAGGTGCTATTGGCGAAGGTCTCGCTATTAAGTTTATGGCACACCGCAAGGTAGCAAAACAGATGCCTAAACCAGAAGACATTCTGTCAGGCAAGGTTGAGAAAGTTAACATCAAAGAAATCTCTGCGATGTACTCTTTGGCAATTAGCCTGTGCTACGAACTCCAAACCGCAGACCAAAAGAAAGTCAAAGGTTGGGACGGTATGGCAGACAACTTCTTCAAGTTTATGATGGATAATTTCCCAACTGAATTGGTTGTTATGGGTGCCAAGATTGCGCTCACGAACTATAACTTGCCATTTGATGCGTCTAAGTTGAAACACTTTGACAAGTTCCACGACAAGTACGGCAAATACATTATCCAAGCAATGGAGAACTAAAAAACGGGCCCGAAAGGGCCTGTTTCACTTGCTCTTTTAGCAAAAAGAGTATATAATATATACATACACTACAGAAAGGTACTATATGTCTAATACAGCAACAGAAAAAGCCAAAAAAGTAAAGCCTACCAAAGTCTTTACACAGGCAGAAAAGAATAAGATTATTGACAAATTGATCACGGCTCGTGTGGGCCTATTGTTGCGTCATCCTTTCTTTGGCAATATGGCAACCCGTATGTCGCTTATTGATGCTTCAGAGTGGTGCCAGACATTGGCAACAGATGGACGTAACTTCTACTTCAACTTGGAATTCGTCGACAAGATGAATCCCAAAGAGTGCGAGTTTGGTTTTGCGCACGAAGTTCTACATAATGTGTTTGACCACTTGGGTCGCCGTGATGGTCGAGATCCTATCCTGTCAAACATTGCCGCTGACTATGCTGTCAATCAAATTTTGAAAGACGAGCGTATTGGTGTTAGTCCAAGTTGGATGAAGATCTATCAAGACAACAAATACCGCGGTATGAGTTATGAAGAGATTTACCAACAACTTTACGACAATGCTGAGAAAATTGACTTGTCAAAATTAGGCGAATTACTGGACGAGCATTTGGATGGTGAAGGCGAAGGTGACGGTGAAGGCGATCAAGATGGTAACGGCAACGGTCGTCCTAAACTTACTGCCGAAGAAAAGAAAGCCATCCGTGACGAGATTAAGGAAGCAATGGTAAGTGCCGCACAGGCCGCAGGTGCCGGTCGTGTGCCAGCAGGTGTTCAGCGTCTTATTACAGACTTTACTGAGCCTAAAATGGACTGGCGTGAACTGTTGCGTATGAATATCCAAAGTATTCTTAAGAGCAATTTTAGTTTCCAACGTCCTAACCGCAAGAGTCAACATTGTGGTGCTGTATTGCCAGGTATGACCAATGACGAGACTGTAGATGTGAGTGTCTGTATTGACATGTCAGGTTCTATCAGTGACGCAATGGCCAAAGACTTCTTAAGTGAAGTCAAAGGCATTATGGACGAGTATGTGGACTTTAAATTAGACTTGTGGACATTTGATACTGAAGTATATGGATACAAGCAATTTACAGGTGACACCGCAGATGAAATCATGGAATATGAGTGCAAAGGCGGTGGCGGTACTGACTTTATGGCAAATTGGGAATTTATGAAAGAACAGGGTATTGAGCCCAAGAAGTTTGTGATGTTTACAGACGGCTATCCTTGCGGTAGTTGGGGTGATGAAGATTACTGCGATACACTGTTTATTATCCATGGTGACGAAACCATAAAATCGCCATTCGGTCAGTACGCACATTATAAATAAAGTAGGTATATTATGGCTTTAGTTAGAGG